ATCCAATGTGTAGGTCCAATCTCCTTCTTTCATTTCAAAATCTTTAAAAGAAAAATTTAAGAAGAAATTGTAAGTCCACACGTTTGACGATAAAGATCTCAGTTCTTCATCGCTATAATTTATATTGAGATGTACTATAGTATAGTAAATCCAAGCATTTAAAAGTTCAAAAGGGACGTGATTATATCTCTCAAAGAAGTATCTTATAAAAGATTCGAGTCCTGGAATATTATATGTTTCATAAAGAGGGAGACAAACTCCTCTACTCAATAATAATTGTTGTACACTAATATTCTCTCTACAGAAAACTTCGATATAATCATTAAAGTCTTCTTGAGTACGACACTTACGCAACATCTTGTAAAAGTGTTTCATATCGCAAGGAGTACTAGTCCTCGGTCTTAGTGAATCTAAATAAAACCCTGATTGTAGTTCCTCAGCTATACCATTTTTCTTATTGTAAGTGGCACGCTCAGCTTCAAAAAGAGCTGTTTTAAATTCATATAAGTTCTCGATAGCTGATCTATATTCTTCACCCGTAAGAATTGACCCTTTGGAAATACCTAAGATCTTGGTGTTGACTTTGACCACCTTATACAAGAAAGTATCTAAGCTCAAGTTAGCGATTGGTAAATGAGAATATTCCTCTATTTTTAAGTCGGGATGTTCCACATCTAGCGTCCCATCCTCTTTCCTATACTTTTCTACAGGAATGGGTGTCACTACTAGGTCCATTCTTCTCATTAGAGCTTCCTCTGATATAAGAGAATTGACATGGAAATCCGTAATGTTGTTAGAAGTCATAACTATCCACTTAGCTTTAAAATAATGAGCTCCTTTATCCTCTACTGCAGACATGTTTAGAGGGAAAGGAGAAGTATTATAAGCTTTAATAAGATCCAAATAATTAGGATTAGGATTACTAGCGGAATCTCTCAACTGGCCAAAGTCGTCAAAACTAAGGACCTCTGTAAGAGAGTTCCACCCATCCCAAAATTCATCCGTGGTTCTTGTGAATACGTAATTTTTCTTGTTTTTGAAGACAAAATCTGCATCAGATCCTTTCGAGGTTCTGAGGCAGAAATCTACTGTTTCATCTCTGATGGTACTTTTATAGCGTCCGGGAGGCG